TATAACGTAACCAATCTACGTATTGTTCAGGTGTCATACTTCCTGCATCGTTGTGAATTACAACGAAGTCGATACTTGTTAAACGTCCTGCGTCCATTAAATTTTCATTGATTTTGTTTACCATTTTAATTCCTCTTTTCTTTATTATTTTAAATTTTAAAACTAACACTATCGAATCCTAACCACTTATCGTCAGCATTGCGCTTTATTGTAACAGACCCAAATTCCGAGATACTTAGAGCGACAGGCTCAAATGTGTCGTTCATTCCAAATGTATAGATTTGAGTTTTAGGCCTGTACCCTTCTGGTAAAGTTAGTACTACTGTTTCTTTTGATATGTTCCCACCTTTTGCCACTCCTCTTAGGCGGACGATTCCATCAACACTTTTGTAATATTGAACCGAACCATATTCTGCCCTGTGCTGCCATCCACTCTGCAAATCAGCAGTCTTCCAATCAGTATTCGCGCTAGTTGTAACCAATCTAATCCATTCACTCCAACGATTCGAATCGCATCTACGCATATAGAATTGGTCTGAATTAAACGGAACATAGAACTGAACACAGTGGCTCGAATCGCTACTGTGTGTTATTACGTTCACGTATCCGTAATTATTAGTTCCAGATGGATTATGCTGAACCCCAAATGCGTGATAGCCTCCAGCTGTTTTCAGATTGTTTAAATCACCAGTGAATTTAATTGATTTGCCATCTCTTGATGTCATAGCAAATTCCTGAATTGGCTTTCCATTTGACATAATGCCATCTTCAACATTTAGGCTGCTATGGAATGCTACTGGAAGAAACGATTCAAAGTGTCCATCCAACTCTGGGAATCCTCCAACGGCTGCTCTATTATCACCCCACGCCCAAAGAACTCTAGATGAGCGCACTAGAAGCACAGAGTCTACTAAGTCACTCAACTTATCTTGAATAACTAAACGCACATTGTATGCCTTAGATAGTTCATAAAATGCACCACAGTCGATTTGACGATTGATTTTTTCTGTACTCTCATTTGTGAGATTTACGGCATCAATCCATCGATTTGCCTTCTTAGCAGAGTATTGGATTTTAAGTGTGTATGGATTTCTATTCACTCCATCAATCACTAATGGACTCACATTAGCAGCTACAGTCGCAATAATAGTCTTATTGGTTCCGTTTCCTGTTCTGTTAGCAAGAAAGGCAATAATTTTAGGAGCATAGTAATCCCATACTTTAATCGTTTTTGATTTAGTAGCGGTTCTACCCCTCGAATCAGTAATCTTTGCTGTAACTTCTAAATTACCTGCCTTATTAGCTGGGAAATCTCCAGTTGAAGCTCTTACGACTAAATTATCCACAGTTAGCTCAGTAGATATGATAGTTGAGCCATGAGAGCCAGCTGCATTAATTGCTTCAACCCGCATCACAGATTTTCCCTTAACATAATTTCCTGAAGGGATGAATTCTGCTAATCGTGCTGTTTTTTCAGTGATTGTTACATCCTCAAGCGTCGGAACGATGGAAGTGGGAACATTAATCGGAATCCCTCGTTTAAACTCATCGTAACCAATTTGTGTGTCATTTTGAAAAGTTCGTACGCAAACGTCTAATTGTCCTGTATCACTATTCGTAATTCGATTAGCGTAATCAATTGGGACTGTGAACTGAACGCTAGAATCATGCCCAGTCCCTAAATCATTCCATCCGCTATCGTTAACCTTCCAAAGAACTTGGTGCCTGAATTCATTGACTTTCTTTTCGATTCGAATAGTCACTGGTTGTCCTAATTCTGTAGCTGTTACTGAACTAATAGCACTAGCACGCGGGATATTAGAGAGATCAAGCGTTCCGCTAAACCAACCAATGTCACCTAAATTGGAAACATTCGTTAATCTAGCACGGATTGAAATACTCTTTCTTCCGTACTCATTATGTGGAATTGTTATACTTCCCTTTCCAAGAGATACCCATTCTTTATCTCTTAAATCGAAGCTAACGTATTTGCTAATAACTTTTTGCCCATTGATTTCAGCTTCTGCAAGACTCTCATCGTTTAGATCGTATGCCCATGTGCTTCCGCGTTCGAGCATTAAATGATAAACCACTTCTGAAGTGTTGTAAGGAATACTCGTGCTTGCTTCTGTCACTTGGAAGACTAAACGCACATATCCGTTGCTAGTTGTTTTAGAAAAATTAGCCATTCACAGCACCTCCCACGTATGAAATAGTTGTAAACTCGTTGTCGAAGCGTTCGAAAATGTGGTTCGCAATCGTGACACTATTCCAGAATGTCGCGCTGACGATGTTCATCTGTTGGCCAGACACATACGCTACGACACGTCCAGAATCGATAAATTCCATGCGCTCGTTTGTGTATCGAGTTTGCAATTTCTCACCATTTTTTCCAATAAGCAAGCCATCTTCCGATACGTTGAAATATGTTGAGATAGCATTTAATAGAACGCTGGATTGTTCCATGTTTAGCTCTACTGCTTTGGTTCTCTGGCCAAGTCCCTTAATCTCTTCTGCAGTCTCTTGAATTCTCTTATAAGACTCTTCCAGGTTACTAAACTTACCCGTCAAATCTCTAAGTGTGTCTTCTGTGACTTGAGATTTATTGATAGTTTCCATAACCTCGGCAAACTGATTAGCATGCTCTCTGTTGCGGTCCTCAAATTCCTTCTGTAGTCGTTTGACTTCTTCGTCATCTTTCTTCAAGACAGGTTCCCATTTACCATTCGTGTAAATCTTTGGCACGTCCTTACCAGGAGTGCTCGTGTCAGTCCACAAATCTCCAACGCTTGGATTGGTTGGAGGAGTTGGACCAATAGACTTATTAACAATGAAGTCTTTAATAACAATCGAGCTGCTTGCAACGACTTGATTGCCTTCGATAGCCTCACAGATAAATGTGGCTTCTCTATCAACATCACTGACAGTCACAGATAATTCATTGCTGCCATTTGCGTGCTGCTCATTCCATGCTGTGTCATCCGTTCCATATTTACTTACTCGTTTCCAACGATATGTGAATCGACTGTTCATTTGAATGTCCATCTTGCTTACGTTAGCAATTAATTTAGTAGCGATATTACTATTTTGGAACACCACTCCGTCGGTCGACTGAATTGTCATAACGAATGGAACGCTTGTGAAATCAAAAAGACGTTCTTGCACCAACGTGCTTAAACGTCTAACTTTCTCACTGATCGTATCCTCTCTGGATTCGATATTCGTAATTTTAATTTCGCCGTTCTCTCTAGTAGCAAGAGATTTCTTAATACTGGATACTCTTCCTGATACAATCAAAGCAGGCTCATAATGATGATCAGCAATGACCACTGTATCTCCAATATTCACTTCTCTAGGAAGAATATTGATTGGAACATCGTAAGTAACTTCTGGATGATTCCATTGTTTTAACTTAATTACAGCTTCAACCATTAAAGTTTGAGGAGTCTTAGCTTCACTTTCATAACGCTTAACAATCCCTCCGCCTGCTGGAGCATACCCCGCACGCTTCCAACGTGCTACAGCATCGTAATCAATTAAATAGATTGAGTTCAAATCTGAACGAATATTTCTTTCGTTGTATTCTGCTCCTGCTAACGTAATTCCATCAGCTCCAGTAGCCACAATAGTAGTTGCTAAATTTTCGATTGAAATTGTTCGTTTAACATTTGATGCTTCTCTTCCAACTTCCAATCTTACTTTTTTATCTTCACCAATTCGCTTATGAATATGAATTAACTTCTTATGGATTTTATCGTTTAAAAACTCAAAATCGTATGATATTTCAGCATCGAAACGTTTAACAAGCTGTAATAATCTTTTAGTAGCTGTTTCTGTTCCTTGCCACTCTAATTTTCTTGTTGTTGTTGCAGGAATTTCATTGGTGCCAACCTCCCAACCAGAATCGAAGGTGAATTCTTCGATGTAGTGAGTGATTGGATAACTTTTATCAGCCTTGTAAGGAGGAACTTGTTCTCCCAATAAGTCCAATCCAGCGTCTTCCGCATAGATTGTTTTTGAATTCTTATCCTCTTCAATTCTCATGATTTCAAATGAACGTAGCTTGCTACCGTCCTTAACCATCAAATAGCAACCTACATTGATTTTTTCAATTTCAGGATTGCCAGTTTTGTCTACGGTAAATTCATAAGTTCCGATTCCTGTATCTAAGTCTTGCTCGAACCAATCGTTGTATGCAATTAATCCTCCGCTAGAACCAAAATGAAGCTGGCAAAGCTTGTTATATTCTCTATCTGTTAACGTGATCATTGCCAAGCCTCCTTGAATTTAGCGTCTAAATAAATATCCGTATTTGGTTCGGTTAATACAGCTATTTCAGTTTGCCCAACGTCTACATTGAACCATGAACTGCTCATATTAACATAGTGTGTTTTCCCGTTGATTGTCAGTGTTCGATTTCTAAAATCAAACTCTACTACATCGTTTGGTTTAATGACTACATCCCCAGTTTCATGGCCATATTGGACGTATTGTCCGCTCGGATGGATGAAGCTAATCATTTTGTAATTTCCGCCCGATGTGAAACTAAAAAGAGGCGCTGTTGGAAGCACCCCTTTGTTATCAAACGTATATACAATCTTTCCTGTATTCGTCCCTCTAGTAGCATTCTTCTCTGTTTTTGATAATCCTTCAAACGAGAATGTTACTTGTAATTGAACGATGTATATATTTTCGTGTTTAGTAATCGAAGTAACGTTAAATTTATAAGCCGTATAAACACGATTCAATGATGTATCCGGCTCAAACTCCACATTTTCCTTCATAATCCATCGATTAAAATTATCTAAATCTGTTTGTTTAGTCGTATGAATATGAATTTCAAACGTCTTCACTTGTTCTTTTCGTTCATAATTTTTCTTAAAATACGAACTTCCGTTTTCACGTCTTTGAATCGAGTTATTGCTTTCAGAGAAGAAGAGACGCTCATATTCTGCGACTACAACTTGAATCGGCAAATCCGTATTCTTAACATGATTAATACTCATTTCAAATCCAATCACAGAACCACTCCTCTCGCTCTTTCAGCATGTCTTTCTTTCATTTTCATCTTTCTAATAATCTCTTCTGCTAGTTTAGTAGCTAATTGAAGTACATCTTCATCATTTCTTACTATTAACTCATGAGGATAGATATTAACGTTCACTCCTCCGAATCCGTCTAAATGAGCTGCTATTCCTCGACCAATTCCGGATAATGTTCTGTCGTTTAATGGAAGGATTGCTTCGTCTCCTGCCTCTCCACCAATCATCACATTATTTCCGTTTTGTCCAAAAATAGTCGGCTTAGTCATAATACCGCCCTTTGCATACCATTCAATTCCGATGCTAGGTAATCCACCGCTAAGCCAGTCTAATGGGTTTGCAGAACCACTGATAGAAAAGTGAGGAAGCGGAATGTGTGGCCAGCTAATTTGGAAGTTGAAGAATCCTTTGATTGCTTCAATCGCTGAACCTACAGCACTTTTTGCTCCATCAATTGCTCCGGAGATAGCACCCTTAATTCCTTCCCAAATACTAGAAGTCGTTGATAGGATTCCGTCCCATATTCCGGAGATGATAGAAGCGATTCCGCCCATTATTGAACTGATTGTAGATGAGATAGTGCCAAGATAAGTTGATACAACATTTGATAATGTGTCCCATGCTCCTGACCAGTCACCAGTTAAAACTTGTAATACTGCTTGAACGATTCCCAGAATCACATCAAGAGCCCCTTGAATCACAGTAGTGATTACAGTCCAAACTGTTTGAATATAGATTATTATCCCATCAAATACTCCTTGAATGAATGGAGCTAAGAACGATAGAACTGTTTGAATAATCGATGAGATAAAGTTCCAAACTGTCTCAACTACTTGTTGAATACGTTCGTGGTTAGCTTCCCACCAAGATACTAATGTTCCAAATATGTTTTGGATAAATCCAGACACGGCGCCCACAACTGTCTCAATAACTGATTGAATCCCGTTCCATACAGATTCAACTGTTGAGCCGAATCCTGGAAAGACTCCTTCGAGCCATTCGACAATTGAACCGAAATTAGTCACTATAGCCGTGGCTACTGCAATTCCTCCAGCTACAGCTACGATAATAGCAATAATTGGAAGAAGACTAGCGCCTAATGTGGTTACTGCTATTCCTACAGCTACAATAACGGGTGATAGTATAGCAAGTACTGCTAATACTCCACCTAAAACAACGATGAATTGTTTCACTGGTTCAGGAAGATTCTTGAACCAATCAGCTAATTGTTTAATTGCTGGAATAGCTACATTTAGTATTGGTTCCATCGCTTCTGCGATAGTCGCTCCCACTTCTGCTAATGCTAGCTGAACTGCATTAAATTTCTGTTGTTGCTTATCAATTGGATCTAGAGTAGCCTCAAATGTTTGAGCGACTGTCCCACCAGCGTCTTCAGCAGTACCTGATAAGTTCTTTAACGAGAACGTTCCACGCTTAATAGCGTCCACCATTCGAGTGGCTCCCTTAGTCCCAAACACCTTGGATGCTTCCGTTAACGCTTCAGTTGAGCTGGATGCATTTTTGATTTTTTCAATCGTTTCTTGTAATCCATCAGATAACGTCTTTCCTTCTTTAGCATATCCAACGGCAGCTTTACTCATTGAAGAAAGAGCAGCGCTTGAATCTACACCAGCTTTTTCCATTCCTCCAATTAATGTCGTTGCTTCATCAAATGACAATCCAAGCTCCTTAATTTGAGGAGCTCCAGCGACAATCTTAGAGAATAATTCATCAGTAGAAACACCAGTCGTTTGACTAACGTACGACATCGTATCTAATACTGAAGTTAAATCTGTAACTGACAATCCGTAAGCTTCAATAGTCTTTTTAGCATTAATCGTGCTATTAGTAATATCCGTTCCATTAATCTCTGAGAATTGGATAATACTTTTTGAAGCGTCTTTCAACGCATCTCCAGTTAGCTCGAATTGTGTGTTAACTTCACCAATCGCAGAACCGACTTTTTCAAACGAATCTACAGGCAAATCAACAGATAATTGATCATAGATTTTTTTAAATCCGTCTAATGCTTCGTCTGTTGTAGCCCCAGTCTTAGTGATGATAATATCAAATCCAGCATCTACATTCTTGAACGCTTCTTGAGTACTCCTCCCAAACTCAACCATTGATTGTCCAGCTTGAGAAGCGACTTGAGAGGCTTGTTGAAGATTGCTTTGAGTTAGCAATTTATTTGTTTTATCGCTCGCACTCTTAGACGCGTCTCCTACTGATTGAAGTTCTTTTTTAACGTTCTGGATGCTTCCGCCATCATCGAGCTTATCGAGGGCATCTCTTAACTCGTTAATATTAGCCTTGCCATTCGATGCTTCTTTAGCCATTAACTCTAATGCGCGTTCCATGTCCTTACTTGAGGCCTTACCATTCTTAATAGAATCCGTAAGTTTATCGCCCAGAACGTGTCTATATGCTTCAACATCTTTTCCAGTAGCTGTGAAGAATCGAGATAATCTTTCTGTGGATTTTCCGAGATTCTCTTGTTCCTTGTTCAGATTAGTTAATTGCGTCTTGTAATGCGTTAATGTGCTCTCAGTAGTCTCAATCTCACGTTTAAATGCTCGATAGTTTTCTTCACCGATTTTGCCGGCCTTAAACTGTTCTTCAACTTCGGCTTGAGCATTCTTTAAAGTCGTTAATTTTTCTTTTGTATTTTCAATTTGCTTAGTTAAAAGCGTTTGTTTCTGAGTGATTAATTCGATACTGGCAGGATTAAATTTCAAAGCTTTATCCACTTGCCTCATCTCGCTAGCTGTACTCTTAGCTACCGTGTTTGCTTTTTTCAAAGCTTGCTCAAGTGGTTGAATATTTCCTTGCAATTCGATTGTAATACCTTTGATGTTTCCAGCCATTTTTTCACCCCTCTCTAAATTAAAAAGGCTACTGAAACCAGTAGCCTAGAAATTATCAATATCTTCCTGTGTCGCTTTTCGCGTTTTCTTTTTATTTTTCGATTGAGAATGAAGATCAACATAATCAGTTTGGAAGTCTAATGCTCCTCCGACTGTTAAATATTTTAGTTCATCAATCGATAGTCCACTTTCCTTGCAACACAGAATGAACGATTCGACTGTGAATGTCTCTTCACTAGCGTCTTCGCTCGAATCTACTTTTTTTTAGTCACAAACGATGCTTCAATTAAAGCAACGATGCTTGTAACGATACTTTCAAATGTTAATTCTGAATACTCGTTGTAGAATTCTAAAAAGTTTGGAATCTGTGAATTTGCAGTGAAAGCGAAAATCCAAAAGAAACGATAAAACAATTCTGTATCGAACGCTTGAACAGAATCTTCTGATAGATTTTCCATAGAAAATTCTTTTTTGCCTTTGAAAATTCGTGCTAGTGCAAATAATTCTTGAAAGAAATCTTTATTAAATTGTTTTTTATACGCTAGAGGAGTAAATGCATTACTCTCTAGCGCGATTTTCTTTTCTCCAATTTCAATAGTTTTCTTCATTATGATCTCCTTAGTTTAATGCTTGTTTAACTTCATCAAAGAACTTGTTGTAAACTTCATCAGAAGTATTCAAGTTTGTCTTATAACGAATAGCTTTATCCGTAGAACGAGGGCTTGCTGTGAATTCTAGTTCTACTGTATTAACATCAGCACCATTCTTGGTCTTAGTGCTAAATTTAGGACGTTTAACAACCACTTGAGGTAAGCAGAAGCGTGTCGCGTGTTTATCCCCTTCCATTTGGAATAGTAGTGAAATTGGATTACTTTGAGATGTGCTCTTTTCTACAGTTAAATCCCCTTTATTTTCTAATCCATTAACATATTCTGCGAACGATTCTGTAACGTTATAGAACGTCATTTTTCCTGTGTATCCTTCGTTAGACTCAGATACATAATAGTCGATGTTATCAGCTTTTAATTTAATTTCTGTACTGACTGGATTTAATTCCATATCCACAGCTCCAGCCATTTTTTCAGGCTTAGTATAAGTAATTGTTCCAGTAGGACTTTTAGTAACTTTCCCCCAGTGAACATTTTCTAAACCAAATGTAATCGTATTTTCAACTTTTGTTGGTGTTTGTGTTTGTTCTGCACCCATTTATAAATCTCTCCTTATAGTGTAATTTGATATGCTAGCATATACATTCTTTCATCTTTTAAATAAATTTCTTGGAATGTATACGTTAACTTGTTTTTGTCGAATAATTGTTTCATTTTATCCTCTAATGATAAATCTTTAAATTCTGAATAGACTTCTACAATCACATCTTTACTTATGTGCCAAGTGAAATTATCTGCGTTAGCATGTTGTTCTGATGGATTAAAATAGATAATATAAGGCAGGGTAGGAGCTTGCCCTTCTTGAAACATATAGTATTGAACAGGCAATTGTAGAGTTTTAAGCTGTGTATATAGTTCCTGCAGTGTCATCATTTAGCTTCCTAGCCTCCTTCTTATTTCAGATTCAAATTTTTTAATCACTTCGTTTTCGATTTCTTTAATGTGTGGACGAGCTCCGACATCTCGTCCTCCATTTCGTCTTGCGTGTCCAAACTCAAGTAAGTGTGCTTTGCGATATTCTTTTGGTTGATAGATAATACGTTCTCCACGCTTATTCAATTTACTATCCCAATCATCAGCATAGTCTCCAGTTCTCCGAGGAGATGCTCCTCTTAATTTAGAAACGGTATCGTCTGCTAAATCATCAACGATATCTCCTATTTCTTGAGCGACTTCTTGATTGAAATTTGATAAAGCTTTTGCAATTTCTGATTCGAGATTAAAGCTCATACTTTTCTCCAACCAATTCTTCACATTGCAGCTCAGTGAATTCTCCGTTTCCCGGCTTGAATGCTCTTCGGATAACATACTTGATGCCATCACATTCTAAGAAAGATTCGTGTTCGTACTCGAACCATCTTACTTGAACCACGAATACTGGCTTATATCCAAATTGAGCGCCATAAAATAGCATTGCATTTGTTACGCTTTTTTCAGTCGCAAGAATTTTTCGTTTAATCAATTCAACGATTGGATTCCCGATTTCATCCGTTCCATTAATTCTCTTTTTGATTAAGACAATCTCCTTATTCCACATCCACATCACTCCTTAAATTTTCTAACAGTAGATTATGAAGGCGATACTGTAAATGTTTCGGCATTAAAATATTATTATCACGATTGTCGTATCTAAACGCTGCATAATCGATTAAAAAATCAATGTGATCATATCGATTAACATCAAGTTTAATCTTCTTTTGCTTTTTAATCTCATCTTGTACTGATAAAATTAAATGATTTAAATACTCATCTCTAAATGTTCCGCTAATTCCTAGTTTAGCTTTCAAAAGAGCTAGTATCTCTCTCTGTTCCATTATTATCATCTCCTTCTATCTGTTTGATGAAAATAACTCCAGCTGTATTATCCATAGTTAACAATTCTGATATTCGCGCTTTGCTTGCCTTGCCACGAGCTGGATATACGTCTCCGACACGATAAAACCGACCATTCGGAAATTCTTCCGAGCGGTCGGCCATATCAGCAAATGCACGAATTACTTCGTACTTCATAACTTACTCCTAAACTGCATCAGTGTATGTTACAAACACACCAGCGTCTGTGTCCGCTTTTTTAGTATCAAAGCGTGAGAAGATTCCTAAAATTTCGCCGTAAATTTCGTTTGCAACCCAACGTACAGTAGTTTGTTTTCTGTCGAATAATGTTACAAATGCTTTAGGGTCTCCAATGAATCCTTTTAATTCCCCTTCATTACCTAACATTTCATCAGGTAATGTATAAATTACTTTACCTTTGAACTTATATCCTGTTGGAGATGTTACATCTTCTTGAAGCATATAACGCCCTTGTTTATCCTTCACTTTATCTAAAGCTGCAAACATTGAATCTGTTACAATTAAAGATACATTGTAAACAGATGGAATTTTTTTATTAATTACATCTTTTAATCCATCTAATCCAGAAGCACTTTCCGCTTTAGCTGTTTTGAGAATTGACGCAATTTCATAATTTTTGGTATTGATATCTTGTGTGTAAACATCTTCTTCGATAAACTCCATAATATCGTAAGTTGCATCGTCAATCATTTCTTGAGATACTCCTAATTGACCACGGAAAGTATCAATTGTCCATGCCACATCAATAAATTTAGGTTTTGCTAATTCTGGGTTCTTTTCTAACTCTGAAGTTTTAACCATTTTACCTTTTGATTTGCTTGCGATAGGTGTTTTACCTGAACCAGTTTTCACTTTAACTACTTTTACTAATTTAGTTAAATCAATGTTAATATCTGGTTTCTTAACTAGTTCCGTTGTTTCAACTGGCACTACTGCTCCACCGTCTACGATTTTTAATCCCTCGCGTGTTTGTCCTTTTGAACGAATGAATGCGTTTAATGCTTCACGTTTTTGAATTTTTTCATTTTTATTCATATTTCTTTCTTCCTCCTTAGCGGGTTCCTTATCTTCTAATTCTTTTAATTCAGCTTCTAAATCAGAGATTTCTTTTTCTAAATTTTCTTTTTCTTCTTTCTTAGCAGATAATTCTGTTTGAAGTTCTTCAATTTGTTCTTCAACAGCCTTTAGATCTTCATCATTTTCTGCAGCTTCAATAGCTGTTTCTGTTTCTTTTGAACGTTTATTTAGTTCTTCTAATTCAGCGTTAATTTTTTCTAGCGATTTGTTTCGCATTGATAATTTAGCTTTGATTAATAATCCTTTATTCTTCATCTATTTAACTTCTCCTTTAATAATTTTTTTCTAGCATTTAATGCTTCTTTTTTAAATTCTTCATATCCTTGTTTTCTAGCTGAGATTTCCGTTTGAGGGTACGCTGGGAATGTACAAGGGCTAACTTCCAGTAGTTCCATATCTTTAACAATTTTTAATACTGTTCCATCGTCTCTTTCGACAATTTCAAAAGCTAACTCAATAAATCCAAAGCTACAACCATTTACATCCTGTCTATCAATTCTTGCATGAGCGCCGATTGCGTCTGGATCTGCGTTGTTAATTTCGCATTCACCAAACAGTCCGATGTTATCGGATTTTAATTTTAGGATTCCATTTCCAGTTCGCCCTAAACAAATATTCGTATCATGATTAAATAGAGCTCTAACATCCGGATTACGCTCTAGCGCTTTATCGACTGCCTCCTTTTCAATCATTTCAAAGAATCCGTCCCAAAGTTCAGTTTCTACACCGTACTTGATAAAATATCCCTCAATGAATTTTTTTCCACTTTCATCACTACGTGTTTTAAATTGAGTAGTGAGATAGCTTTCTCGTTTATTCATCATTCTCACCACCTTTCAATTTTTTTTGTTTATCTAAATCATCTTGATGTAGATAATTTTCTAAAACAATAATGTCTTCCATTTCAGGATCTGGAACTAATCCAATCCAATCTCGAAGTTCATTTCTTCTCATCGCAGCTAACTGAACCATCTGACTTCCTGCAGAAACTAGTTCAGTAATGTTGTATGAATATAATGACCTTGGATTGAATTTGAAATATCTTCTTGGACTGATTAACAAATCTCTTGTTAACGTCTGTGCAATTATTTCGGCAATTGATAGAATTCTCGTGTTAATAAACGTGTTGTATTCTTCTTTATCAAACTCTCCCACGCCTAAATAAAAAGCCGGCACTCCAAATAGGCCAGCAATTGTCTTTTTATCAATTTCAACAGATTCATTAATCGCGATGTCTTTTAGAGTCAATGGTTTAACTTGGTCAACTCTCATCATCTCCGCTGGAATAATCCACGGTTCTCCAGCATTTGTAGTGTTTAGATAACTATTCATTATGGCTTCACGGCCTTGTTGATTCGTTAATCCATCGGCATCCCCATTGACACTCACTATTACACTAGGAATATTTTTATTTCGCATAAAACTATTCTTCGTTTTATTCGCCTGCGTAAGATTCTTAACGACGTCTCTAAGAAGTGCTTTGTAGCCTGTCCCGATGTGTGGTCTCTGTTCATCTGGATTAATTGTGAAGTGTACTACTTCGTCGGGATTTAATCTTACAGAACCGTATCGGATGTAATATCCTCCGTCTTCTTCATCAATGAACTCAACGCTACGCATATTCAACGGCATTAAATCACCAATGAAATCTGTTCCGCTAATCAGCTTAACGTGAACCACTGCATTCCCATCACCGTTCAATAGCAAATCTCTTACAATTCTAGAAATCCATGTTTTTCTAGTCATGTACTTATACGGATTAATATCAATTTTTCGAGATAATTCATCTCGAACTCTGACATCACCTTTATCTGAATTTTCCATTAAGTGAATTGTCATATTAGATACTAAATCCGCAATCTTATCAACAGCAATCACAACATCAGGATGCTTGTTTAGAGGGATATAAGTATCATCTTGTGATATTAAATTTTGCCACTCAAATGGCGACATAAATCCCACTTGTGGCAAAACATTTTTATTTCGTTTATTCCAAAAATCGAATAATCCCATTTTTAATCTCCCTTCAATCCAAAGAAATCTTTTGCACGATTTGCTTTACTATCAATTTCTTGTAGCATTTGTACTGTTGCGAAAACAGTCGCATCAAAAATATCAATACGCTGTGTTCCACCGTCACCATCAGCTTTTTCGTATTGGATCATGTCGTCAGTTTTTTCAATCGCACGAACATTTCCAACACAATATTCAAAAGCCTCACTATGCGCGTAATAAAATTCTTTGTTTTTAACTTTCATTTCGATTCGTCTGAAACCTTCTGATTTCTTCCAAAAATATTGTGGTTGGTCAACCATTCTAAATTTGTTTTTCTTCATCTTACTAACGAATTCTCTACCAAATTTTCTATCGAAGCCGATACTTCGAATATTAAATCCAAGCTGTCTCATTTGAATGAACCATTTAACTACATCGTCATATAACACAGTCTTTGTATTACTCATTGTTAACCATCCGTCATCCTTCCATCCAAACAATGGAATTCCGTCGTCTTCCGCCTTTTCCTTTGCGGAAGCAATTGGAAAGAACGCGTGTGTTACTGCTATATCTATTTTCTTTCCATCATGTTCGTACTCTCCAACCAACGCTGCAGCAGTTAAGTCATGCATTTTAGAAAGGTCAGCACCGCCATACCATTTAATCGGCAATTTAGCTAACTCTTCAATTGTCCAATTGAACTGCTCGTCGCTTGCGATGAACTCATCCACGTTAAAGTAAGTGTTCATCGAATTAGTAAACACGTTCAACGTTTTGTTGAAAAATTCCATTCGAGTTTGTGGATCATTAAGAGCCATTTCTGCTTCTGCTCTCAATTCTTCAATTGTTACAGTCACACCGCACGATGGATTAGCCATCATTAATGTTTCGTCTGATAAATAATTGATAGGCATTCCATCTTTATCTTCATTCGCTTTGCAGATAAAAATAAACAATTCGTCATTTTCAATACTTTGTTCTAATACCTTTCTGCAATATGTTAATCGATTGGCTAGGAACCCGTTTGGAATATCTCCAGCAGTACTAATGATGAATAGTAGCTTATTCCTATATGCACTCATCGTCTTTTTCATCAATCCATATTTTTTCGAATTTCTAATTATATGAGCTTCATCCATGATGATAGAATT